TAGTGTAGTAAGAAATTGCTACACTATTTTTTTTGGTAAACTCAAGTGGGACTTGTACCAACTCTCCCATGAACTGTTTACATAATTCAATCTGAAAGGAGACACATTATGTGGACTAAACCAGAAGCAATTGAAATGCGCTATGGCTTTGAAGTTACAATGTACGTAATGAACAAGTAATAGTATTTTTGGAGGACAGAACATCGTCCTCCCTTTTTAATTCTTAAAGGAACAGTTATGGAAGTTGTTGTAAAAGAGATATCCAATCCTGCCGAAGGACAACAAGCACTAGACCAAAATGGTAACCTTGCTGTCTTTTTCAAAGGAAAATGGATATCAAAAGAAGAATACGATCGCGGTGTTTATGTAAAACTTATACAAGATACGGGCGATTGCGTTTGATACACTTTGGACATAATAGTCCAGTTTTTGATAAAAAAGCAGTTGACAAAATAAATAATATTGTGTAGTATATACATTGTGCTACACATTTAATAGGCACAAAGCACATAGAAGGCAAAACATATAGGAGGCATAAACTATGGCAACTTTAGCAGAAATCCGAGCAAAACTTCAAGAAGCTCAAACCCGCACAGGCGGTTCAACAGGCGGCGGCGACAACGCAATTTACCCACATTGGAACATGTCAGAAGGTAGTGAAGCAACACTTCGATTCTTACCTGACGGCGACACTAACAATACTTTTTTCTGGGCAGAAAGAGCAATGATTAAATTGCCGTTTGCTGGAGTAAAAGGTGACACAGCAAGTCGTCCTGTAATTGTACAGGTACCATGTGTTGAGATGTGGGGAGATACTTGTCCAATCCTTTCTGAGGTACGTGGTTGGTTTAAAGACAAATCACTAGAAGACATGGGTCGTAAGTATTGGAAAAAACGTTCTTACATTTTCCAAGGCTTTGTAGCAAAGGATCCTATCAACGAAGATAGTACTCCAGAAAATCCAATTAGACGTTTCATTATTGGTCCACAAATTTTCCAGATTATTAAGTCTGCGTTAATGGATCCAGAACTTAATGAACTTCCAACCGATTACGCACACGGTGTAGATTTCCGTATTGCTAAAACTAGCAAAGGCGGATACGCAGACTATTCAACATCTAAGTGGAGCAGAAATGAACGTCCACTAAGTGATGAAGAGAAAGCGGCTATCGACGCACACGGTTTGTTTAACTTGTCAGACTTTTTACCTAAAAAGCCAGGCGAAGTTGAACTTAAGGTGATGAAAGAGATGTTTGAAGCATCAGTCGACGGCGAAGCGTATGATATGGAACGTTTTGGACAATACTTCCGTCCAGCAGGTATGAGCCAAGCAACTGGTGATCCTAATGTAGCAAACGCTACTCCGGCATCAACCCCTGTAGCTGAAACTGCTCCAGCGGCAACTGCTGAGCCAACTCCTGCGGCTGAACAAACACCAGCGCCTGAGGCATCTACTGCTCCTGAAGCAACTAGCAGAGCACAAGATATCTTGGCACAAATTCGTTCACGTCAACAGTAAATTGATTAAGTGGGAGACTTAGTTCTCCCACTTCTTTAACAAGGAGTTAATATGGCAAAAGCATTTGACATTTCTAAATTTAGAAAAGACATTACTAAGAGCATTACTGGTCTTGGTATTGGTTTTAATGATCCCACAGATTGGATTAGTACAGGCAACTATGCCTTAAACTATTTAATTAGTGGTGATTTTAATAAAGGAGTACCACTAGGCAAAGTAACTGTATTCGCAGGAGAATCTGGTAGTGGTAAATCTTATTTTTGTTCGGCTAATATTGTAAAGTCGGCACAAGAACAAGGCATCTTTGTTGTGCTTATCGATAGTGAAAACGCACTTGACGAAGCATGGCTACAAGCACTTGATGTAGATACATCAGAAGACAAGTTAATGAAACTGAATATGAGCATGATTGATGATGTAGCAAAAACTATTTCGTTGTTCATGAAAGATTACAAAGAAATGGCGGAAGAAGACCGTCCTAAAGTATTATTTGTAGTTGACTCGTTGGGTATGTTACTAACACCTACAGACGTAGATCAGTTTGATAAGGGTGATTTGAAAGGTGATATGGGTCGTAAGCCTAAAGCACTAACAGCACTTGTACGTAACTCAGTAAACATGTTTGGTAGTGCTAATGTTGGTATGGTATGTACTAATCACACATACGCATCTCAAGATATGTTTGATCCAGATGATAAAATTTCAGGTGGTCAAGGGTTTATCTATGCTTCAAGTATTGTTGTAGCAATGAGAAAACTGAAACTAAAAGAAGACGAAGATGGTAATAAAGTTTCAGAAGTACGTGGTATCAGAGCCGCTTGTAAGGTAATGAAAACACGTTACGCAAAACCATTTGAAAGTGTACAGGTAAAGATTCCATACGAAACAGGCATGGATCCTTATAGTGGACTGGTTGATTTATTTGAAGCAAAAGGGTTACTACAAAAAGACGGTAACCGACTTAAATACGTTGACCTCAATGGAGAAGAACATAAAGAATATCGTAAGCAGTGGACTGGTGATAGACTTGATATGATTATGAAGGAAATTAATCAGAAACCCGATATTGCTGATCCTATTGAGGTAACTACAGAAGTAGAATTAGAACCTCAAACGGAGAAAAGCGAATAATGAATACGGAATTCTTAGCCGATCTTTGGAGCACAATCGTTGATTATGTTCCTGAAAACAAGAGAAAAGATCTTGCCTATAATTATGTTAACCTTCTAACTGACTTTGATGTGCCAGCAGGTACTATTGAAGGAATGATGGGAATTGATACTTATCTAGACAATGCTATCGAATATGCTGTTGATGAAACAGAAACAGATGACGAAGATATTGGCGACTATGATGAGAACGATGATGTATGGGACGATGAGGATTAAATGAGTACTTGGTACGATAAAGTTTCAAAAGATATTTCACACATACCCAGTGCTATTTCATACTTTGAAAATGAATTGCTGTTAGCAAAACAGGAAGTAAGAATTAGTGGGGTAGTTGAACAAGCATCAGCAAAGATGCCTGGTATCGTTGAACATCGTTTTAACCAATTACAAGAAATTGAAGCAATCCTCGAATATCTTAACATCGAATTACGCAGGTTAAGAAGCCAGTATTTTAGAAAATACTTAGAAAACTATCAACGAGCTTTAAGCAGTAGAGACTGTGAGAAGTTCGTTGATGGTGAAGCTGATGTTATTGATTTTGAAAAAATTATTAATGAATTTGCCTTGCTACGCAACAAGTGGTTAGGTATTATTAAAGGCCTTGATATCAAGCAATGGCAGGTTAGTAATATTATTAAATTACGTGTTGCGGGTATGGAAGATGCCTCATTATAATTTTATTGAAATCGGTACTAGTAATTTTGATACACTAATACAAAAAGCAAACAATAATACAGTTGGCTTATCTGTTGAGCCAATAACACACTATCTAGAACAACTTCCTAATAAAGATAACGTTAAAAAAATTAATGTTGCTGTGTCATTTGATAATGTAGAATCAGATGTACAAATATACTTTATACCCGAATCTATAATTAAAGAACATAATCTATCGCATTGGTTAGTAGGTTGTAATTCTATTAACGGTTATCATCCAGCACACATTGATTATAAACATCTAGTAACTACAAAAACAATAAAACAAATTCCAATCAGTAAACTATTTGATAGCAATAACGTAACAAGTTTAGATTTACTTAAAATAGATACCGAAGGCGGTGATTCTAAAATACTTACACACTTCTTTTCGTATGTAACTGAAAAGAAAATTTTTCCTAAAAAAATACAGTTTGAAACTAATAAGTTAACACCCGAAGATGAAATTAATTCTGTAATTTCATTATACGAATCTATTGGTTATAGAGTTACCAAAAGAAATAAGCACAATACGAGTTTAGAAATTGATACCTAAAATAATACACCAAATTTGGGTAGGTGATAAATCTCCTCCTAGCGAATACTTAGAAACCTGGAAAAGATTATCAGGATTCAAATATGAATTTTGGGACGAAAACCGTTTACAAAATTTGAGTATGTTAAATCAAGACAAGTATGATTATTTTCTTGAACGTAAAATATTTCATGGTGCCGCGGATATAGCAAGAGTAGAAATATTATTTCATCATGGAGGATTTTACGTTGATGCTGATACAGAAAGATTAAAACTTTTACCTAACGAATGGTTTGAATATAATTTTTTTGCTGTACAAGCCTACAAAAGTCCTAAGTGGGAATATCGTATTACAAACGGTCATATGGGTTCTGAAAAAGGCGGTGAACTAATTACTGAATATAGAAGCCAGATTAAAACCGCTAAAAAATGGCAACCTTGCTGGAGTACTATCGGCGGAACAATGTTAACAAATATTGTTACTGAGAAATTTAAACAAGATCCTAATACGCTAATATTAGAACCTTATACATTTTATCCAATTGACATGAAAGGCAATATTATTAACAAAGGTATGACACATAAAGCCTATGCTAGACACATATGGGGTTCAAAACACAAAGAACTTTATAATTAAAGTTTGCCGTCCCTACGCATTTGAGCACGTATTTTTGTAGCACTAATATTGTGTATTTCTTTTCCAAGATCGTGTTCGGTGAACGTATAACCAACACCCCTGCCATAACTAATATCAACAATATTAGGAACAAGCATTATAATATATTCTTTATTATATATAAATCCTGCGGCTCCTAATCCGTCAATAATATTATTTTTAACAGTTTCAAAATCAAAAGGATTATCAGTTTGTACTAACGCAGTTCTGCCAGCACCGGCATCCTCGCCTACAATACCTCCAACATCACGTATCATAATACAAACTTGACCCGTTTCTGCTAAAGCACGTTTAAACAATTCTGTATGTCCGTCGTGCCATGGTTGCCATCTACCTAACATCTCCGTAGTTGGCTTTTTCCAATCAAACATCTCGAACTCCAAATTTTATGTGTTTATACCAAACTCGTTCATGAACATAATACAGAACAAATTTAATAATAATATCAGCAACAAATACTAAACCTACGACTTTAGGTGGTAACCCAAAAGAATAGGCTATTATTGCTGTAGTAATACTTGCTATGATTCGCCAAGTAATGGCCTTGGCAAGATGCCTAGTTTTTGTTACCATTTTTTTCTATGTATCTTTTTACAACATCAACTAGTTGTTGGTGCGTATCATGAAACCATTCCGCTACATGATAATCGCATTTTGGAGGCGCTTCAAACATTTTATTAGTATCTTCAAATCGCCCTTCTTTGATAGTATCCATCCAAACCGTAAAGTCTGGATTAAACTCTTTTCTTGCCTCTTCTGTAGGACAAACAAAATCAGCTACAGCAATTCTTCCTGCTTTAACAATACCGTCTGCTAAAAACTTCATACGCATTGCTTGTCGCATACGTCCTTCTGGTGTAAAATCCCAGTCGTCGTATTCTTCACGGATTTTATCAGCATTAATGTGTACAGCACCGAGTAATTCAGAAAAGGGTGTTGCTAGTGTTGTTTTTCCACTTCCAGGTAAACCAAATATTAAAATTTTCATTGTGTTCCCTTCATTCACATCTTTATTTATAGATAATAGTAGCATATAAATATTGATATGAATAGACGTTTAGTATTAGTCACCGGAGGGTTTGATCCTCTCCATTCAGGACACATTGAATATTTTAAGGCTGCAAAAGAACTTGGAGACGAGTTAATTGTTGGCGTTAATAGTGATGCTTGGTTAGTCCGCAAAAAAGGTAAAGCATTTATGCCTTTTGAAGAACGTGCGGATATTATAAAAAATTTATCCATGGTTGATAGAGTGATTCATGTAATGAACGATGACAAGTTTGACGATGCTAGTGGAGCAATACATTATTTGTTTAATACAAATGGACCGATCAAAATTGTATTTGCTAACGGGGGCGATCGTAAAGAAGGCAATGTTCCAGAGGAAAAAGTATACGGTGATAATCCTAATGTTGAATTTGTATACGGTGTTGGCGGCAACAACAAAAAAAATTCAAGTAGTTGGATACTTAAAGAATGGAGTCAACCTACTACCGAACGTGCTTGGGGCCGCTACACCGTATTAGACAAAGGTGATGGATGGCAAGTTAAACAACTAGCATTTGATGCCGGGAAATCGTTAAGTGATCAGCGTCATTTTAAACGTTCAGAACACTGGCATATTGTTGACGGTGAAATTGAAATGAAATTAGAACATTATAACGATTGGGCTGATGTCAGAAAGTTGTTGCTCAAGTCAGGAGACAGTATAGATATTCCGAAAAAGTCTTGGCACAAGGCTACCAACATCGGAACTAAAACAGCAATAGTCGTTGAAGTATGGTTAGGTGATGATCTTACCGAAGACGACATTGAAAGAAGGGATTAATGAAAGTATTTGTAGGATACGACACCAGAGAAGATATTGCTTACCAAGTTTGTAAGCATAGTATTGTAAGTAAACAACCACAGGCGGAAGTACATCCGCTAAAACAAAACGAATTAAGAGAAGCAGGATGGTATACCCGTCCTATTGACAAACTAGGATCTACTGAATTTACATTTACTCGTTTTCTTATTCCAGAACTTACTAACTTTGAAGGTTGGGCACTGTTTATGGATTGTGATATGATCCTAACTACAGACATTAAAAAACTGTTTGATCAAGCCGATGATCGGTATGCTGTTATGTGTGTACAACACGATTACAAAGTACAAGAAGGCTTTAAGATGGATGGACAAAAACAAACTGTTTACCCGCGAAAGAATTGGTCAAGTGTTGTATTATGGAACTGTGCTCATCCAAGTAATAAAGTTGTAACAACTGAGTTAGTTAACGATGAAAAAACAACCGGAAAGTATCTACATAGATTTGCTTGGCTAAAAGATGAAGAAATTGGCGAACTAGATCATACCTGGAACTACCTAGTAGGTGTATACAACGATTACGAAAAACCCAATCTAATACATTATACAGAAGGCGGTCCTTGGTTTGAAAATTACAGAAATGGTGAATTTTCACAACTGTGGAAAGATGAATTATTTGATATGATGGAATTAAAATGAATCCTAAAGTTATAGTATTCAACAAATTTATTAAAAAAGATATGCCTTTTAACTTCAGTGTACCTAATTGGCATTTTATAGATTTCGATGATCCGGAACGTGAAACTGCTGATGCTTATTTTCAAGTCAATATAAACAAATATAAAACTTCAACAGCTGAAGAATACGAGTTTATTGAAAAATCAAATAAACCAAAAATAGTTTTTGAAAGCAATATATTTAGAAAAGGAACTGAGCAGTTTTATCTAAATCATTCGGTAACAGAAAATCTAGACAAAAAGTATCACAGGTTAGGATTCGACCATTTCTTAAGACAAGGAAAATTTAATAATCATAATAGTCCTTCAGATAGATGGAATCATATTAAAAAATTACAAGGACTAGAAGTAAAAGATTGGCGCACATCAGGAAATCACATACTACTTGTTTTACAAAAAGCCGGTGATAGCACTCTTAATAAAATGTATGAAGACTACGGCACATATTATAACTGGATAGAATATGCTATAAATGAAATTAGAAAGCACACTGACAGACCAATAATTTTAAGACCTCACAAACTTAGAGCCAAAGTACCTTTATCACCATTCTTGTCTGAAGATAATAAAGTTTATCTTTCTACTTCATTTGATAATCGTTCTAGGTATGAAGGTGGAAAATCACTAGAAGAAGATTTTAAAGATGCGTGGGCAGTAGTAGGTTACAACAGTAACAGTCTTGTCGAAAGTACACTAGAAGGAATTCCAACTTTTCCTTTAAGTGAAGAAAGTGTTGTTTGGGACGTATCTAATAAAAATAAATTAGAAAATATTGAAAAACCTTTTATCGATATAGACAGAACGCAGTGGTGTTATGATGCTGGTTATATGCTCTGGAGTCTTGAAGAAATAAACAATGGTATTGCTTGGGAACATTTAAAAGGAGTATATTTCAAATGATATTCTTAAGTAAAAACGGTGAAGACCAATATATCAACGAGATGGCAAAGGGTTTCAATACCACACCTACAAGTACACAAGGGTTTGACTACAGTTCAAGTACTGATCCTATTGTACTACGCGGTATACTTAAAAAGAAAATTATGTTTAAATGCTGGGAAGATCATAGAGATTTTTATTATGTAGATACAGGATATTTCGGTAATGAAAAAACTCCTACTAATCCTAATGGTTGGAAGTACTGGCATAGAATTGTTAAAAACGATTTACAACACAATAAAATTATTGATAGACCAGATGACAGGCTTAAAAAATTTGATAAAAAATTTCATGGTTGGCAAAAATCTGGACGTAAAATTTTGATCGCAATGCCTGACGAAAAGCCTTTAAAATTTTATAATGAAGACAGAATTCAGTGGCTTGAAAATACAATAAAACAAATTAAAGCACACACTGATCGCCCTGTCGAAGTTCGTGATAGGGCAAAACTTAGAATACATAGAATTAATTCAACATTAGAGCAAGCATTAAGCGATGATGTTTTTGCGTTAGTAACGTATAATAGCATTGCAGCAACAGAAAGTATTTTCTATGGAATACCTGCTTTTACTCTTGCTCCTAATGCAGCTAGTCCTGTATCACTACAGGATTTAAGTCAGATCAATAGTCCATACTATCCAGATTCTGATAAAGTATATAAATGGGCCTGCCACTTAGCCTACGGGCAGTTTCATTACAATGAAATGAAAGATGGCTCATGGTGGAGAATAATAAATGAAAGTTAAAGTATTTTTAGAAAGTGCTGGAAGTTTTGACGAGAGAGAAATCCTTAAAAGATTTTATCAAGGAATTAAAAAGTTTGAAAATAAAACATCAGATGTATTTACAGAACAGCTAGATGTTAGTTGGGCAATTAACACTACATGGGATCATTGTGATGTAGCAGTAATTTTAGGTAGTTGGAAAAATAGAGATCGGTCATGGCATAATACAAGAAATGCTGTTGTAAAAAGTGCTCCACTTTTTATTGTTGTTGAAACTCCACTATTAGGTAGACAAGTACACTCAGAAAATACACAACATCGCATTGGCGTTGATGGTTTCTTAAATCATTCCGGTACATTTTACGTTAGTAAACATGGAAATGATAGACTACAAAAATTAGGAGTTCAATGGCCGGGTTGGAAGGAAAATCCACAGGGAGATATTATTCTTATGTTACAACTTCCAGGTGATGCTAGTCTTCGAAATATAGATATCTATGAATTTGGTTTGTGGGCATATGATAAAATTAGACGTTACAGCAATAAAAAAATTATCATTAGAACACACCCACATCATAATCCAAAAGGATTAGATGATGTACATAAATTTGTTTGTGATATTGCTCTTAAAGATGATCCAAATGTAAAAGTTGTAGTAGGTTCAAAAGAAAGAACATTACAACAAGATTTAGAAAATGCTTATTGTACAGTATCATATTCCAGTGGAAGTGCTATCGACTCTGTGTTAGCCGGTGTTCCTACTATTGCGTTAGACCCAGCAAACTTTGCCTATGGAATCTCTAGTAACCACATCGAACACCTAGATGGCGACAATCTAAAAAAAGCTAAAACTGAAGATGTCCAGCAATGGCTTTATAACCTTTCATATAGTCAATGGAGTGTTGACGAAATGGAAAATGGCAGAGTATGGCAACATCTAAAACCAATCATTGATGAAAAAATTATTGAAGCACACACTACGAGACGTAAAGGTAGAAAATGAAATTTATAGCGTACTTGGCGGGCTGTCCAAGTGGCCCTAAAAATAAACATAAACATCAGATACTGTGGAGCTTTGTTCAAGGTGTAAACACTGTCGGAGATCAAGGAATACTACACCAAGGAAGAGATTTAGTCCAAGGTGATGTAGCATTCATCCAAGGATGGGTACATCAGAATAGCGGATCTAGTACGCATTTGATGATGCGTAAAAGTGTAATACAGCACCAACATGCTAATCGAAACAAACTTCTAGTCGCAGACAGTAACTTGTTTAATTACATTGACGGCAATGCCAAGAAAGATTATATTAGATACAGTTTTGACGGTGTGTTCCCTACAACAGGAAATTATTTTGATAGCATTGGAATAGATCCAATGCGTTGGGTAAACATATTTAAGAATAAAGGTATCACACTTAAAAAGTGGCGTAAGAATGGAAAACATATTTTAATTTGTACTCAAAGAAACGGCGGTTGGAGTATGAAAGGACTTGATGTTCCTACTTGGTTAGAGCAAACGGTTCGACAATTAAGACAATATACTGATAGACCAATTATTGTAAGAGGTCATCCTGGAGATAGATATCATAAACAATATATTGATCGTAATAAGTATACATTGTCAGCTAGTCCTTTAATCGCACAAGACTTTACTGATTGTCATGCTGTTGTTACATATAACAGTAGTCCTGCCGTAGCAAGTGCTATTGAAGGTATACCGGTTTATGTTACAGACCCTGATACAAAAACAAGTCAAGCTTCGGCTGTTGCTAATACAGATCTTTCAACAATTGAAAATCCTAATATGTTCGAAAGAGAAAAATGGTTATCAAGATTAGCTATGAGTCATTGGAACGATGAAGAAATTAAAAGCGGCGACGCCTGGAAACACATAAGGAAATTCGTATGAACGATTTTGAAAAAATTAAAAATCTTTTAACATATACTGTAACTAGCGGTAAATCTTATAATGGCAGAAACCACGAAACTGGGTATCATACGCTTAAAATCAATGGACAAGTGCTACCAGGACAAAGAAAGCCAGGACAACGATTGTCTACAGTAAGATACGATTTTACAAACAAAGTTGTATTAGATATCGGAAGCAATCAGGGCGGAATGTTATTTGAAATTGCTGACAAAATTAAGTATGGTATTGGAATTGATTTTGATCCTAGACTTGTAAATGTAGCAAACAGGATTAGTAATACAAACAAATATAATATTGACTTTTACAACTTTAATTTAGATAAAGAAGATTTTAATTTAATCAACAGTCTATCAAGAGAAAATAAGATTGATGTAGTATTTTTATTAGCAGTTTGTATGTGGATAACTCCTTGGAGAGATTTGGTTACTTGGGTAAGTAAAAACTCAAGTCATTGTTTATTTGAAACAAATGGTAAATCAAAACAACAACAAGAGCAGATTGAATTTTTAAATAAAACATTTAGAAGTGTCGAAGTCCTAGCAGAGTCAAGCGAAGACGATCCAAAACAAAAAAAGAGAAAACTGCTATGGTGCTCGAGCTAAACGGTATAGTAACTCCCGGTAAAGGAGAATCAACATTATGGATGCCAAGATATCTTCCGCATCTTTTTCCTGGTACTCTTAACATCAAACTAAATCGACCCAGACCTAAAATAAATTGGGCTCACACCTATCGAACAGATATAAATCAAAAACCATTGTATGTTCATCCTTGTAGAATAAATGGAATTAAAGGATACATGATTGCTCCCCCGATGGCAACTTCAAAAAATCCAAAAAAAGATGTTAAAAATCCTTACCTAATAGAATTAGGTCACGAACAAAAGTTACGAGATCTTTTAGATTTAAAAGATGGAGATTCGGTAAGGATTGAGATTGATTTTAAGAGTCCCAAAAACTCGTTCTAGTAAGACTTTTCTTTCCATCTTTTTTAATCAATGCTTTACCCATTATATAATTGTGTATCTGCATCGTTACGTAGTGTACGTTAATAGCGTTATCTGCTGGTAGGTAGGTGTTACTATATGTTTCAACTAAAGTACGTGCAGCATGCGGTTTTAAAGCGTATCCACAGCACCCTGGCATAGAACTTTGTTTATAAACTGCGGCTGTAGGATCACCTTCTGGATTATCTAGATACTTTATATATTTTGAGCTTTTAGCAGGGTGACCAAGTGCTACAATTAGAACATCTTTCCAATCAATTGGAGTATAAGGTCTTTCAAGTACAATATCGTCCTCAAATATAATGATAGGTTGATTAAGTTCTACACATTTTTGCCAAAGTCTGTAATGACTGTAAAAACATCCTTTTACTCCTGGCACAGAAACTTTTGCTTTATATTTTTGATTAGACCAAGCATTTTCACTCGAACCTTTAATGCCAACAGGGTGAAGTGTTCTACCTTCATCCTCCATCATTTTAACAGCGTCCCAACCGTAGGTACCTTCAAACAATTCAGCATCCATTCCAAAATCGTCTAACTGTTTTTTAAGATTTTTTGCTGTGTTGAACGAAGATTCAATTTTAGATAGTGTTATGATATAACTTTTCATTGCCAATATTTTTCAGTACGTTTTACTCTTAGGTCTTTTGATAAACTTTTTCCTGCTGTCTTTCGGTCACCTTTTAAGTGATCAAGATAAGCACCCCATTCGCAATTAATAAGAGGATGACCTTCACCTCTTATAATACCAGCACTCCAATTATGTTCTAGCGGATTTGTTTTTAATCTAACAGCATCAAATACAAAACTGTCATGCCATTCATCTAGTGTAAAGATACCGTTCTCAGCATCATCATACATACGCTGAAACTCTTTTATAAAATTTAATGTTCCTTGCGATCTTAAATTCATAGAATATAGTCCGCACTCTGAATACTTTCCTTGTCTACCAAGATAACAAATGTCAACATTTTGTGGTACAAGAGATTCTAATTTCTCGTCTGTTATTGGACTGTGACATACACTGTCAGCATCCATCCACATTAGAACATTTGCTCCACAACGCTTTGCGCAATCAAATATAGCATAAACTTTATGAGCAAATCGTATTGCTTGCCACTTAAAAGGTTTATGACTATCTTTTCTTGATGCTAATCTTGGTACTGAGCTGATATCACCATTTGCTTTAGGAACACTCTGCCATGTATTAACAAAATTTTGTAATTCAATAGATTCTGGTAATACATGAAGTCTACCAGGTTCATGTTCATCAACACTTACGCCTTCTGCGTAAACCCAAAGTTCTACTTGCCCTGGCCAATTTTCTAAGAATGATTTAATCATTCTTTTGCCATAAGTTTCGTAACCTTGTTTATTAAATGTTGTAACAACAGCAAATTTACGTTCCATGCTTACTCCTATAATATGCTACTATTTATTGGCAAATAAGATGAGCTGAAAGTTCTTGATTCTTTACTAAAATGGTGTTACAATTATTAAATGTTAGAACAGTTAATTTATATCGAAGATGCCTATACTCTGTTAACCGACAAGTGTTTTCGGAACGCTATTTCTTATCAGCCTCAAGATCATAAACCTTTACTAAGTTTTCATACAATTATTTCGAATGGTGATCAATTAACAGAACCACAAGGTAGATTTGTTCTAATACTTTTAAACAAGTACAAGAAACAACTAGAAAATATAACCGGGTCAACTCTTGACCTAGACAAGTTAATATGGAAGAATGAATTTAGAATAATTGATCGTTCTAAAACATTAATGATTGGGGAAAACGATAATGGATATCCTTATGCGTTTGTAAAGTTCCCTTATATTTTAAAAGATAGTTTCGATGAAGAATTTAACGGTGAATATAGGTTTGATCCTGTAAGTAAATGTAGAGAAGTTCCGTTACTTAGTGTGAACCCACTAGCATTACTAGATTGGTGTAACAAAAATGATTTTACTATAGACTCTCAATTCATAGACTATGTTGAAAATGTTGAGGAAGTTTGGGCAAATGAACAATCTATTGTACCATATAGTATTATAAAAGATAATGATGTTAAGTTAGTAAATGCTATTAAGACGTCTGAGGAATATTTTCTTAAAAATAAAAATCATAATATTGATCAAGATGTTTTTCTAGCAAGACAATTAGGCTTTCCTTTGCTGTCTGATAATAATGATCCTTTACACACTATATGCTCTAACATTGAACATTCTAACTTTTGGACTAACGACATGTCAGTGTTAGCAGACATTTTGGCAAAATTAGATCTTGATAAAGTTGTTATAGTACTCGACAGGCAGTCTAATGTACAATCATTTATTGAAGAATTGATTGACAATCTTAAAAAACAGTGTTATAATATTGATAATATTAGAGTTTGTTTTCGTGGCGCGAATGATAATATTGAAGGTAAAGAATTTAACAAGTGGATTAAAATGAAAGGTATAGGTGGAAAAATCGAATCAGGAAAATTATTCATTTTTAAACATACTGTAGCAAAATGGGCAAAAAACTTAGATTTTTCTCCTCAGCTTATGGTAAGTAATTGTATATATGAACCTACGAATATTTCAACACGTAACTTCCTAAAATCTTGTCATGCTACTATTACAGTCAGTGACACCGTGCCTACGATGCGTAAGGAAAATAAAATTGTCAAGTTGTAAACTAATAATCAAAGATGAAGTTAACATTAAAGTAGAAGGGTTGGCTTTAGAAACACGACGAAAACTTGCTAATAAATTCAAAGTCGATGTTCCGTGGGCTAGGTATCAACCATCATATCGTTTAGGTAGATGGGACGGAACTGTTGCGTTCTTTGGTATTGGTGGCACGGGTTATATGTGCCATCTAGAAGAAATAGTAAACACATTAGTTGACAGTGGTTATGAAATTGATGTTGAAGACCAAAGAAGCCCTGTTGATTTACAATTTACTAAAGTAACCGAAAACTATTGGGCCGATCAAGGCAAGACGTGGCCTAAAGGACATCCAGCAGAAGGTCAACCTATTATACTGCGTGACTATCAAGCAGAAGCAATTAATAAATTTTTACAGAATCCACAATGCTTACAAGAAATTGCCACAGGTGCTGGTAAAACTATTACCACCGCAACATTAAGTAATTGTGTTGAAAAATACGGTCGTAGCATTATTATTGTTCCTAATAAAAGTTTAGTTGAACAAACAGAAGAAGACTACATTAACTGTGGATTAGATGTAGGTGTCTACTATGGCGATCGAAAAGAATTAGGACGTACACATACAATTTGTACATGGCAAAGTCTAAATGTTTTAGATAAAAAATCAAAGAATTTTGAAGATGCTATGACACTGAAAGAGTTTTTTACTGATGTTGTAGCAATTATAGTAGACGAAGTACACCAAGCAAAGGCAGAAGTTCTCAAAAATATATTAACAAGAGATCTAGCAACTTGTCCAATACGTTGGGGATTAACAGGCACAATACCAAAAGAAAAATATGAAAGTGAAAGTTTATTAGCAAGTATAGGCCCAGTAATTGGTCAATTGTCAGCTCGCGAATTACAAGAGAAAGGTGTACTAGCAAACTGTGAAGTTAAAATTCTACAGACAATTGAAATTAAAGAATTTAGAGATTATCAGTCAGAGTTAAAATATCTTGTTACAGACGAAGATAGAGTAAAATGGATGGCAGATAAAATTACAAACATATCGCAGACTGGAAATACATTAGTATTAATTGACAGGATTGAAACAGGAAAGAAACTATTAGAAAACATTCCTGAAGCAGACTTTGTTAGTGGTACTGTAAAGTCAGCGGAAAGAAAAGAAACGTATGACGAAATTAAAACAAGTGATAATAAGATTATTGTGGCTACCTATGGTGTTGCCGCTGTGGGTATTAATATCCCTAGGATTTTTAATTTGGTTCTTGTGGAACCCGGAAAAAGTTTCGTACGTGTTATCCAAAGTATTGGACGGGGCATAAGAAAAGCCGAGGACAAGGACTTTGTACAAATTTGGGATATTACTGGAGGCACCAAATACGCTAAACGACATCTAACACAGCGTAAGAAATTTTATAAGGAAGCCCAGTACCCATTCAATATACAGAAGGTAAGTTTATGAGAATATTAACATTAGAAAATAAGGCATTCGATTTAAACGAATTGCCTGAAGATGTAGAGGAAGATACAAGGTTTAGTGTACTGGATAATTCAAATCCTAGTGACCCAGACTTTTTCTTTGTTCCTTTAATCTTCTTAGAAAGTTTCAATGCGCCGGCTATTGTGTTGCGCATTGGAGGTAACGAAATTCAAATGCCATTGGACTGGAGTTTAGTTGTAGGTGACGAAGATTGTGGTAGCGATCCAGAAGTTTTACCATTAACAAGTCTTAACGAACGTGGCTTTGATGCTTTGACGATAAATCCTATTAAAGGCTTTAGAGCTGAATACATGCCTATTGAAATAGTTAATGTATATCAAGAAGTCAAATGGTATTTTCCAAAGATAAAAAACAATCAACTATTAACTATTCCTTTACAGAATGATAGATACAATCCAGACTGTGCTTTTTTTGTTAAGGAAATATCAAGGCAGTGTGAAACACTCCAATTGGAAAATTTACTATGAATGAAGAGAAAGAAAAACATAAAAAATTTGTGACAGAAAAGATAGAAGAATTTTTAGCACGTGGTGGTAAAATTACTAAATGTCCGCCATGTACAACTAGTGAAGAAGTTACGTACAAACACAAGTTTGGACGTGGTCGTAAAAAGAAATCAGAGGACTAGAAAGGTGACAATGAAAGCAGGCAAAATTTGGGGACAAACAGAACTTATCCATGCCAACGGTGTGCTTGAGTTCCATCGTATAGAATTTAAAAAAGGTTTCAAATGTTCAGAACATGAACACAAATACAAATGGAATGGATTCTTTGTTGAGTCGGGCAAGATGCTTGTTCGTGTTTGGCAAGATGACCAAGAAGGATTAGTTGATGAAACTATTCTTGGTCCTGGTGAATTTACTCAGGTTAAGCCTGGTAAGATTCATCAATTTGAAGGCATCGAAGACGGCGTTGCCTTTGAATTGTATTGGGCAGAGTTTAATCATGACGACATTGTTAGACGAACTGTCGGTACTAAAGTGAAATAACACAAGGAGTAAACATGTTTAAATCACTATTAGACGGTGTAGATAGAGCACTAGTTACTAAACTAGTAATCCTACACACACTTGTAATTGCTGTAAGTAATTACTTGGTTACAATTAGATTTAATGTATTCCCAGGCGCAGACTTACCTTTGTTCGGTGAGTTTCCATTAGCGGCCGCGGCATTTACATTTCCAATTGTTGTAGTAGCAACTGACCTTACAGTACGTATGGTTGGTAAACAAGCAGGTCGTGCTGTTGTAGCAATGGCTATTATTCCTGCTATTGTAGCATCTGTGCTTGTACTACTAGCACTAGGTGACGAACACGCATACAGAGTAGGTATCGCTTCAGGTACTGCTTATGCTGTAGGCACAATGCTTGATGTATATGTTTTCCAACATATTCGTGAACGTTATACAGATATGTGGTGGGCGGCACCTGCGATTAGCACAGTTGTTGCCAATATTATCGACACGTATACATTCTTTTATACAGCATTTTATCCGGCACCGTGGGTCGGAGCAGTAGCCTTTAATAACACACTTACAAAAATTGTTGTAGGACTTGTTGTGTTCTTACCGGCATATGGATTATTGCTATCTTACTTGAAGAACAAGTTACAAGATGGCAAAACAGGATAAACTTATTCCTGGCGAACCTTTGATATACGAGCGGGCCAATGATGTTGTGTACGCTCGTTATCAAAACAAACCCGAGATACCTCGTTGGATAATTGGCGGGGATCCGGGTGCTGTTGCTAGAGCACAAGGTGATTTATTTGCGTATGCTGAATGGAAACAATTATGCGAACTAGCACAAACGAACGAATCACTTAAAAAACAACTTGACAAATTAGTCGTAACGTATTATATTATTAAAGATGGATCAGAAACTTAAACTTAACGATATTCTCGGTGCTGTAGACTTAGGTGCTATTGATGTTTGGGATGACCTAACAGCAGAGCAACAAAAGTCTGTATCTTACTTTTTATTGAATAGATACGTTAGCAATGTCAAAACAAAAAATAGAGACATAGCAGAGCACTATGTAATTCTAACAAATGAATTAATGAATAAAAACTTCTATGAAGTTTATAAACATCCTAAACTCATGTGGCAGTTAATGTGTTGCTGTGGCAACGAAGAGAAGAAAATTTTATTTCACGAATGGCTAGGAATTAAAAGAGCAAAAGACGGATCGTCGAAAGCAGTAAAGTTTTTAAGTGAAATATATCCAAATGAGAAGATGGAAGATTTAGAACTTCTATCAAAGCAACTTACTAAAAAAGATCTAAAACAGTTAGCAAAAGATCATGGATGGGACGATAAGAGGATCAATGAACTCAAACTTTGAATGTGGATACTGCGGTAAGAAGTTTTCAAAAGAAAAAACGTTAGCAGTTCACGTATGTGAAAAAAAGCGTAGACATCAATCACGCAATGAAAAACATGTACAAAGTGCTCTACTCGCATATCAAAAGTTTTATGAACACGTACAAAGATCTACAAAACCTAAATCTTTTGATGATTTTGTTAGCAGTCCTTACTACAATGCTTTTGTAAAATTTGGAAGTTTTGTAGTAAACGCAAAGCCTGTTGATCCAGAACATTTTATTGATTGGGTAGTTAAGAGTGGAGTGAAACTTGACCACTGGTGTAGAGATGCCCTATATGACAGATATCTATTAGATTTTGTAAAAAACGAATCAGCAGACGGAGCAATACAAAGAACTTTTTCAACAATGCTAGATTGGGCACAGGAAAATAACTCACCGTTTGAACACTATTTCTTGTATGCTAGTTTGAATCGTATCACACATGATATCAAAGAAGGACTAGTTAGTCCTTGGATACTATTAAATTGTAAGAGCGGAAAAACAGTACTAACTAAATTAAATGATGAACAAATTGAAATTATATCAACCATTTTGGATCCGGACTTTTGGCGATCACGCTTTCAAAGAAAAATTGCTGACCTAGAACTGGTGAAGGAAG